GGAGTCTAATGGAAAAATATTTTTAATTGGTTTCGCTCCATAATCTTCTATCAATATCTGATCAATAAAATGGTTAGATAGGACGAACCCAAACCCCGCCGCCTCATAATAGGACGACAGTACTTGCAGTCCTCCGTCGATGTCATACCTCCTCTCTACTGACATATCAAGCAACTCTACTGAGTTGCTCAACATAGTCATCTCACGAAGCACATAACCTTCAAGATGCACATCAAGTGACATCCTGGGTGCCATGAACTTTTTAACCAGACATCGGTACAAACAGTGGTTGCCCGAATGCTTAAAGGCTTGTATCAAAGCTGCATTAAAACAGTAAGCACGATCTTCCAAGGAACCTCTCCCTGGTAGATCATATGACTTCTGCCCTAACGTCCTTAACAAAACACCTAAACATAAGGTGGCATACCACTCTCCATCAACACCCAACGCTGGAAAAGTCTTGAGGAAGTCTACCTTCTCATAACAACCGACGAATACCGTCTCTGCCACGTAAGGAGCGCGCAACAAACGCTCCTGAAACCACACCTGCGTGGCAGATCTACGACGAATAACCCACCCTTCAAACAAATAAGAATATAATATAAAACTAGCATCAGTACCTGTCTTAGAAGTGCCTGCCCACCCTGAATAAAGATAAGACTCGATCGGCTTAATACGGTAAAAACCCCCGGATAGGCGGCGAATGAGAGCTACAGATTTCGTCTGTTTATACAAACTAGCCACTTCTTTCTTCCTTTCAATAGAAAAATGTGCCTTACCCACATCGAATGTAGGTTCAAGGATTGTGGTGTCACATTGGCTCAGATCAAGCTTAAAGTACAAATATCCATCTAAGCATGGTATTGTACCCCAAGAATCATCACCACTGACAGCTACACAACAACCGAGAGGCATATACATCCTCCTATACATGGCTGTAAGCTCATCTAAATTCGCAGTAGGAACATAGGCTATATCTACATTTCCTAACCGCCACCCGTTTGGGTTTTCACCACAAGCGAGAATCTTTTTATTTTCCTTAAGTGGGACCAGCCCTGCTAAAGAGGCATTGATGCCAGCATCAGCTATAGTCCTGCCCGGTTTCCCATATTTGCCCAACTCCAACGGTTTCATCTTAAGAACCATTGGCGTAGCCTTTCCGCGATAATCAAACTGGTAGTCCTGCTGCGGCTCAAACCGGCCTTGCTCTCGCAGATCACGTTCTCCATCCATTCGGAGAGCACGTTTCTTATGAGGTTGGCTGATGAGCTCTGCAGTACCATCTGCTTCCAGTTCATAAAGCGTTCCATTCCTTGCTCTAATGCGCACACGCCTGCACCAATCAACAACATGGCGGCTCTGGCAAGCAGCCTTCTGGGCTGCACGTATCTTTTCAATCCCGACCTTATCATGCAAGTTCCGAGATAGAGAGAGCTGGAAGTTAGAATCATTGACAGCATTAACGAATAGGCTGTGTTGGGCTGAAGGTCCAAATACTGTGCGGTATGATGGTGGAGTCTGAACCAGCTTCTTTGCATTGATCCGAGAACGCGAGTCGACAATGCCAACAAACTGCTCAACGAGGAGTTTGGATTCGCTATCCAAACCTCGGAACCGTTTATTACTGACAAAATCAAACTCGTAGTTCGACTCCCCCGCATACCATCTAAAGGGACCCCTATAGGCAAAAACCGGGCCGGGACGTTTAAATCACCTGCTGGCAGTGACTTACTTGGTGGCAAATTTAAACGCAGCTTGGCAACATTTATCTCGTGCTGCTGTACCACATACAGGACCATATCTTCACATTCTATCTGAAAATGTCTGGCCCAGTACGCTACAGTTTGCCACAGGCGTCCCGGTTCCACGTCAGTGCTACTTACTAATGATATTAACTGTCTAGACTGACGTGGACACAAATCTACATAACTATAACATACATACCCTAATGATATTGCTACAGCATCTCTAGGGCAACATAAAGGGGATAAAAGAGGATTATCCCGACCGGCCAAAATCTGAGGTAAGCGATAGTCACGTCTATACACTTTACACCTCTCTAAAGGACCGGGTCTGAAGAGTAAATTCTGGGCGAGAAATTTATTCCTTCGCTCGGCTAACTTATCTTGTTGCTCAGCAAGTTCAGCCCGCAACTCATTAACCTTTAACTCCTCAGAAAGCCGAGCGCTAGCGCTCCGCTCAGCTTGACCTCCCGCCGCCGGTGGAGCTAATCCACCTTGCCCGGGAGGTATAACCAATGGTGGTTGGTTATTTATAGGGCCGCGGCGACTAGATCCACCGTGCCGAGTATGATTGGCAGCTTGACGACGCATGTATTGATTATACTGCGTAACATTCAAATGCCCCTGCAAACTTGGCATGTAAGCAAAAACCCTATTTAGAATATAGTGCGCTAGCACACGGGAAAGGAACCTTAAACGACTAGTATAATTATGGAAAACAAAGGGTATGAGCAACTTAATGTTGCTCCACCCTTTGTTCATATCATACCGTGACACCATTTCCAATACTGAAAAGGTCCTGGCGCCAATAAGGCTCTTGGTGAACTCTTCCGCAATAACCTGCTTCTGATTGTCCGGAATGTTCCTAATCTTCTCCTTAAACCTCACCCAGAAATTAAGGAGATAAAAATACATACTCCACCATGTAAGCCCCTTCCCCGCCTCACAAGCAACATCCGTGACCGGCGTAGGAGACACATCTACGCCAGAACCGGATTCATCCGGCTGTGCTTGTACAATATTTGTTGCTAACTTCTCAACCGAGCGACGCTTACGACGCCTCCGGCGTCTCTTCTTGACAACACTTAATGTTGTCAATGTAGAAACGGAAGTAGTTGAACTCAAAGCTCTCAAATCCCCAGCGACCTGCCTAACCAATCGGGGAGGAGCTATCAAGCCTAAAATGTTACTGCTCTCACTAGATGAAGAACTAAAACTACCACCTAGCGACAACTCAATAAACCGACAGAGACTATGCAAATGTTTGAGTTCCCCTAAAACTACTCTACGAAAATAACTACGGTGAAAGAAAATTGCAGTACTAGCCGGTATCGGGCCCTCACGATTGTTCATGGGCAGTATGGAATACATAAAGAGAGACGTTGTAAAATCACCAGCTGCACCACGCCGTAAAAACCGGACGCGAGTGTAGCCTGGGGCAATATCACCTTCACAACCACTACCAAGGCGATTAAAGTTCATATCTATCTAACGAAAATAATAAAGGATCAGCCACGAAGGTACACTCATAGCCCGCTTCCCCTTGAGGTGCACTTGCACCGAGGAGAAGTAGGCTCCCATGCCTTTCCAGCCCCTGTCAACCTTATTATGAAGAGGGTAGGATCCGTGCATGGGTCGGCGAGTTTGCCTTCCCAAGGTGGTAGTGAAGGCGGCGACAACAAGTCCTTTCACCTACACTATATTTTTTCTATATTTTGCTTGTTGCACTCCCCAGCCACAAA